CACGACCGCATGGATAAAGAGATTCGGAGAGCCAAATTTTGATTTCATCACGGCCATTGTAGAAAGGGAGGCGAAGAAACAATGAAAATCAACCTGTACGATGAAGTAGAACTAGACGATGGTCGTACTGTTGTTGTCGTTGCAAATGACGTTCCTGGCTTTCTTTTGTGCGAAGATGAATCAAGGGCGGAAGAAGAGACGGAAGCCGGCGAGGATCGCGATTGGGTTGTCAGCGTGCCGGTCTCAGCTGTAAAGCGAGTGTTGGGCGGGTAGTTTATCGCTTCGGGAAACAATAAAAACGGCCTCATGTGCAAGCATGGGGTCTTTTTTATTGCGTAGAAATAATCTTTTTGAGAGAAGGGAGTGGTGGGTGTGGGCTGCAAAACGAAGAGTAAAGAAAAAGAAGGGCAGGTGCGGAAGTTGAGCGAGATAAAGACCGAGGTGCTTTTATCTCTTTGCGAGCAGTGGCAGAGAAACTTGCGGCTTCAGGATTGGGATATAGTGATAAAGCTCCGTCCGTTCCGGGAGATGATCGATTGCCGCGGCGAAACTAGATATAACCTTGAAAAGAAAGCCGCGATCATTACACTGCTAGATCCCAATGATCACGATGGCAATGAAGATTTTCCATATGATATGGAGCTAACCCTAGTACATGAAATGCTCCATCTTCACTTCGTAGACGGCAGCCATACGCCGGAAGAGTGCCCGACGGTCTTTGAACAGGGGATAAATGCGGTAAGCGCGGCTTTGGTAGGGCTCAGCAGGAGGTAAACATGAAGGTTAGGAAAATACCCGTAATTGTTGAAGCAA